AGCGCAACAAAGACCTCATGCGAGTGTATCGCGAGAAACTTGCCGAGGCAAGCATCATCGTGATGCCTGTTATTTTCGAGTTGGTGGCGGAGTCTCCTGCATCACGCTTTTGGGTGAGCGAGGAGAGGGCGGCCATTGTCATTTCGGCAATGGCGGCAGGTAAACCCATGCCGCGCATGAGGAGCAACAAGCGTGAGATGTTCAACGAGATTTACCGCAAATACCTCATTATGCGCAAGGACTGTCCCGACAAGTCGGTCTATGAAATTGTTACCAAGATTGTCAATCAGCCCGCACCGAAATTCTATCTCACCCCCCGGACGGTCGGGGAATTTATTTACCGCATAAAGAATGGATGGTATGACAACCAATATGACAGATACAAAGATTGCCGAACTGCTTGCGGAGAATGACAGGCGCAATGAAATCATGTTCGCCAAGTTTGACCCTGTTACTGGTGAGGGGTCTATTGGTAAACGTGTCCGTGTCAGCATTGCCGACTTTGCTATTCCCGTTCAGTGGTTGCCTGTGGAGATGATGAAGATACCAATTGTCAAGAAATTGGTAAAGGCTGGCTCAATAGACAAGTTCCTTTCTTCGGTGCTCCACGTTGAGCCTAACGAGGATGACCACATCAAGGTGTCGCGCACGTTCATACGCTTGCGCTACAAGCACGACTTTCCTTTTTGGACGGCTACGCTCGTCTATATCCACAACAAGGACGCAGGAAAGGACGTGCTTTTCCGTCTGTGGTATCCGCAGCGCATCCTCGTGTCGCGCTTTGAGGCGAAACGAAAGGCGGGATTACCTATCCGTCTTATTCTCTTGAAAGCGCGTCAGTGGGGCGGCTCCACGACTGTGCAACTCTACATGGCGTGGTTGCAGTTCTTCCACAAAAAAGGTCTCAACTCACTCATCATCGCACACCAAGGCACGGCATCGGACGAAATCAAGGATATGTTCGACCTCATGATAAAGAAACACCCAGTGGAGTTCCTGCACAAGTTGGGTGAGGTCTATTCGGAGAATGAGCCTAAACTTGTCGGTGTCGGCAAGTCTGGTTCTACGTACCGTGTGCCACAACGAGACTGCAAAATTAAGGTGGGTACAGCCGAGCGTCCTAACGGTTGCCGTGGCGGTGCCTACTCGTTGGTGCATCTTTCCGAGGTGGGTCTGTGGAAAAAGACGGATGGCAAGTCGCCCGAAGATATTGTGCGTTCCGCTTGCTCTGGTATTCTCGCACGACCTTACACGATGATTGTTATGGAAAGTACTGCTGATGGTGTTGGCACTTACTTTGATGCGGAATATACGGCCGCTGCTGACCCTACTGTCAAGTCACAGTTTGAGGCACTTTTTATTTCTTGGTTTCAGATTGAGCATTACTCGCGTCCTTTCGACTCTGCCGAAGAACTTCGTGCCTTTGCCAAATGGCTTTGGGAAAACCGCAACAATGCCTACACTCCGTCCAATCGCGAGGAGAGTGGACGCTATCTGTGGTCGTTGTGGGAAAAGGGGGCTACACTGGAGGCTATTCATTGGTATATATACGAGCGTGCTGGTAAGAATGACTTTGCGGTGATGGCTGCGGAGTTTCCGTCTGACGATGTAGAGGCATTTGTTCATGCAGGTACAATGGTGTTCGACAAATATCTTGTCAAGCAGTTTGAGCCATATTGTCGCAAGCCTAAGTATATTGGCGAGGTGTATGCCGATGCCGACGAGGGCGAGGAGGCTCTTTCCAATCTCCGTTTCCGAGAGGACAGACAGGGACTGCTATCCATCTGGGCTATGCCCGAAAGGTTTGACGACTGCGAGGTAACCGACCGCTACCTTACGGTTGTCGATGTGGGCGGACGCTCCAACAAGGCCGACTGGTCTGTCATTGTGGTGTTCGACCGCATGAGCATGATTGACGGCAGTGAGCCTCCGTCTGTGGTGGCGCAGTGGTACGGCCATTGCGACATCGACCGCCTCGCATGGCGTGCCGCACAGATTGCAGCTTTCTACAACGACTCGCTGTTGGTCATTGAGTCCAACACCTTGGAGACGCACGACAAGGAGCGACAGGTGGAGGGTGGCGACCAGTCGCAGTATATCCTCAATCAGATTTCGGACATCTATCCCAATCTCTACGCTCGCAAGCAGTCGGAGGACGAGATACGCGAGGGCGCACCTCGCAAGTATGGTTTCCATACGAATGTGGCCACCAAGCCGATGATTATCTCCACCTTGGTCAAGGTCATTCGCGAGCGTCTTTACATCGAGCGCGACAAGCGGTGTCTTGACGAGTACGACACTTATGAGCGCAAGCCGAATGGCGCGTATGGTGCTATTGTCGGCAAGCATGACGACTTGCTCATGACACGTGCCATCGGTCTGCATATCTGCTACCGTGAAATGGAGATACCGCAGTTTGTACCTATCACAAACCGCACACTCCAAAAAGACAGAAGCCCCGTCTCCGAGGCTTCCATATAAAATCAGTAAAGCCTCACAAGTCCCCTCGGCTTATATGCCTTATCCGACTTATGAGGCTTATTCTTTATTATGGTTGCATCATCTGCTGCGCTTGGTTCACGGCTTGCATGTTCGCTCCCTGCTGAACCTGCTGGGCAAGTTCTGGCGACATTCCGTCCGGCACTTGCCCTTGCTCCAGTTGTTCCCTCTGCGACTTGATGCTCTGCAGCAACTCGTCAGCAAATGGGAAATCTCCGTGTTCAAGCAACTGCTCCACACTGATTGCCTTGGCTTGCCACAACTGCATGAGCATATCGTTGGTCAAGGCGCGGTAGGCTGGCGTGGCGGTGCTTTCCACAATGCTTAGGTCAAACTCCACATCGCGTATCTTCCGTGGATCGTACTCCACGATGGTGGAGTTCTTTCCTGCAATGTTGAACACACGCGGTGTGTCGTAGAACTGCTGTATGTTCTTCACGTCCTTGTATGCTCCGTCTCTGATGAATGCCGAGAACGTGTCGAGCAAGTCAAGCAACGAGGTGGTGGCGTTCTGCGCCTGTTGGTTGTACAGGCTGGCCGACATACCCGAATAGCCGGGCTTGCCCTGCAATGCTCCGTTCACGCCCGATATGTCCTCGAAGAACTTCAGCTGCATGTTCAGCAACTCCGATATGCCTATCTGCGTGCAGTTGTTGGCTATCTGCTGCGGCAGTGCCTGTCCTGCCTTGGGCTGCTTTATCATGATGATGCCGTTGAACCTTGCCCACTCGTCCGCCACGTCTTCCATCGACATGCCCTTGGGCAGACATTCTTCCGGGAACAGCAGCACGCCCTTGGCTGACGCTCGCATTATCCAGTCGTACATCGTTATCAAGCGGTTGGTGTACCGCTGCTGGTCTATCACGTTGCTAACGAATGAGTGTATCTCTCCGTCTATGAATGGGTATGCCTTGAACACGTAGGGGTGGCTCTTGTGCTCGTAGGGTGTCTCGCCCTCTTCAAGTATGTCTCCGAATGGGGTGAGCATGTAGTAGTACCAGTATGAGTCCATGAACCACTCATGGCGGATAAGCGGCACATCGTCCTCGCTCATGCCCAACTCTCGCGCCTGTTGCAGTCGCTTCTCATTCTCGTCAAGCACAAGTTCCTTGAAGTCCTCCATGTCCACCTTGAACACGTCTCCGTTGTTCACGTCATGGCAGCGCACTCTCTCCTTGCTTTCCTTGCGCCACACCTCAATTACCCTGCATCGGCTCTGGTCGTAGGGCACGAGGAAGTCGTAGTAGCCTTGCAGGGGATAGCCGAAGTTGTCATACATGGCACTGAGATACGATTTGTCCTTGGCATACTTGTATATCTCGGCCAGTCGGTCGTAGTCGGCCTTGCTGTGGGCAAAGCGTCCGCACAAGTCCTCAAACGAGATGTCGTGTATCTCGCCCAAGCAACTGCAATCCCAACCTCTAAAGTCCCTCATGTCGTTGTCGATGAAGAAATTGTTGGGCTGCACATAGTCCGTCCAGCAGTCCAGCTTGTTTTCTCGCCAGCCGTACCACTTCCGCTGCACCACAAATCCCGATATGAGGAACTCTTCCATGCACCTTGCGTTTATCTCGGTCATGCGGTTCAGCTGCATGTTGCATTGCAGCACGGTACTCATGGTTTCGCCATACCGTTGCTCGTCTCTGTCTCTTGCCGTGCAGGTCGGCTCTTTGGCTTGGCTGCGGTACACGCCAAGCACGGCTTGCACCATGCGTCTGATGAGGTTGTTCTTCAGCGGCACGTTGCCTTGTTTCTTGATGAGTTCCTCTTCCTTCATCATCTTGCCGTTCACGCATACATAGTCATCCCACTGTCTACCGTAGGTGTAGTTTTTGTTCCTCTCACGGTCTCTGCGGAATGTCTCCATCGCAAGCCAATACTGCTGTGCTTGCCACAACACTTCAAAGGCGCGGTTGTTGCCCATCGTGCGCCGTGCATGGCTCACGCTGTCCAACTCCTTTTGCGGCATCACACGGCTCATTCTATGTAGTTTCTTTGTTGCCATATTCATTGTGTAATTTGGGACGATGCAAAGGTAATCCCTTGCACCGTCCCTCATTGTTTAACTATTGTTGGTTCATTCTGCCAATGTCATCGAGTAGCTTGTCGCGTGTGGTGGTCATTACCCTCACAAGGCTGTCGCGCTCCTCTGCGCTCTTGCTGCGCAGATACTTCTCGGTGAGCAGTTTCATGTCGTGCTTGTACCGTTTCATGCGTCCGTGCTCTCGCATATTGTACTTCTGACGGAGTTGTTTCATGCCCTCGCGGTAGGCGGCTCTGTCGGTCTTTTTCAATTTCGACAACTCGGTCTGCTGCTTGCTAACCTCGTCAAAGGTGGAGAGCAACTGCTTGGTGGCCTCGGTCTCCATTCGATTGCTCATCTTCTCCTTGGCTTTGGTCAGCACGCGGTTCTGCTGTGCGGTTTTCACACTGTCCCGTGCCTCCTCTGAATATGCCCAGCCTGTGAGCGGTGCGCCTCTGTGTATCTTGTACTCGGCATATCGCTCGGCTATCTCGGCTGGTGTCATCTTGCTTGCCTCTGCTGCCGTTGCGCCCAACTCGTCAAAATAGATTTTGTCGGTTTGGCTCTGTGGGCAGTTGATGATGCGTGCAATGAGCAGCGCACATTCGCGTGAGGTCTCGGCATCGTCTCCGCAATAGTCCATGATGGCTACCACTGCATCGGTCAGCGATTGCGGATTGACTCCAACGCCCGACTGCACAAGCAGGTTCACCACATCGTTCATGGCGGCTACCTTGTCTTTCGGCATCTTCTGAAGTATGGCCGCAAGGTCGCTTGCCAACGGCATATCCTTTACGAGGTAACTCCAGTTGGCGGCTTCTCCGTTGAGTGCCATCTGTCCTGCCGAACTCATCACGTCTCCGCCTGTCAGTCCCTCAATGCTGCCGAACATGGTGTGGTTGATTACATCGTCCCACATCTTGCTCTTCTCATCCTTGTCGTCTCCTGCAATAAGGTATGGCAGGTATGCGCCAAAGTTCCATGCGAATTGCAGAATGTAGCCGAACACGCCTATTCTTGCGATGTCGCGCAACAGACTTCTGCGGTACTCGCTCTTGGCGTTGCTGTCTGCCTTGTCGGGGTCTATGCCGTCCCTGCGCATCTGTTTGGCCATGTACTCCTCACTCATGGATTGGTAGCCCGGCTCAAAGCGGTGCTTGATGTTGCGGATAGCATCATACAACTGCCTTGTATATGACATGGACGAGTTGCGGAAGATGGTGAACAGCACGCTCAGCCATGAACGGTCCACTTGCATGGTGGAGAGAAATGCGCTCTCGCTCGACTGCTGTGTCTGGTTGAACAGAATTGTCGCGTCTTGCTTGGCGCGTTTCTCTGCCACTTCCTCGTCATAGCCATAGCGAAGATATTTTTGTTTCTTCGTCTGGTACATGGCGTGTGAACCGATGGTCACGGTCAGCGCATCGACAAAGGCATTGGGCGACATACCGATGCGTGAGGCGATTTCCACCACATGGCTGCGCCACATCTTCCAGTCCATCTCGCTCTTCATCAGTCGTGGGTCTCCTGCCATGCGGCTCTTCCAACGCTTTTCAAAGATTGGCAGGTTCTCCATCGACCATTTCCATGCGCCTATCGGATTGGCGATGTTGGCGGCAAGATATACAGGGTTGCTGTCCGAAAGGTAGGCTGGCATGGAGAGGAACTGCTTCAGTGCGGTGAACACTCTGAAACTTACCTTTGCTGCCGTTACGCCCTTGGCGATGTTCACTGCGGCCTTGTCAAGCTGTGCAATCGGTGGGCGGTATGCTCCTGCGGCCATGCTGCACACGTTGCGGAAGTTGTTCCACAGGGTCTTGCCGCCTCCGTACACGCTCGACATGTTCATCACTTGGTTGCGGAAGTGCTTGTACGAGAGCAGGGTGTTCAAGTCTCTGTTGAACTCTGCAAACGCTGCCCAACGCTCCATCTGCTGAATGTGGTCAAGTATCACGCTGAATGCGTCCGCACCCATCACGTCAAGGGCGAGATTGTTGCGTCTGCGCTTGATGATGCTGCCTGTCGAGGTGGCTGGCAGGGCGGTGTCGGTGGTGTCGTCGGCTACGTCCACATCTTCTATTCTTGCATTGGCGAGTATCTTCAATGGGAAGTAGTTCTCAATGGCGGCCATTGACGCACCGAACATGCGCTTGTGTACCTCGTTGTACTCGTTGCGCTTTCCTACAAGGAACTCCTCCTGCATCCAGTCGGCAAGTTGCAGGAAACGTGGATCAACGAAATCCTTGATGTTCTCCACATCTTCTTCGGTGATGCCCATTCTGCGCAACTTCATGCGGCCGTCTGCCATCTTGTCAACCATATAGATGTAGAGCAGGTTGCCTTGGGTGAGTTCGTGGTCTTTCCGCTCGCCTCCGTCCCAGAATGTAACGGTGGTCTTGGGCATCTTGCGCTCCATGGCGAAGAGGTCGCCCCATTTCATGTTCTTGCCGAACACCTCACTCACTTTCTCGTCAAGGGTTTTCAAGGCATTCTGATAGCCTTTGTACTCTCTCTCGGTGGCATCAACCCAACCGCGCATATAGCGGTTCCAAAGATAGCCCTCACCGTTCACGCTCTTCTTGCCGAACATTCGCAGCATCTGGTCAAACGTGCCTAATGGTGCAAGCAGGAAACGTACTGCGCTGTTGTTGGCTATCTTCTGCACCTTGCCCTCCTTGTGGTGTTCGTCTGTCGGACGGCCTACCATGTCGGAGTTGGCATTGTGGTGGATTGCCTCCACACGCTGTTTCTCTGCCTCGCGCCATTGCTTGGCTCGCTCTACACTGCCGCCCAACACGCTGCCTACTTGCTCCACAATGGAATAGTAGGCTTCGGCTCGCTCTATCTTATTCTGACGAATGGCATCATTGGTCGCTGCCACATATTCGTTGTAGGCATCTTTCTCCATCATGCCAGCGTCCAAATCTTCCTTGGCTTGCTTGATGCTGTCGCGCAATGCCTTTTCTTCGGCTTTGCTGTCGGTGATGTCCTCGGCAAACTGGTGGGCAAGCAACAGACCGCTGTACTCCAAAGCAGCTTCATCGGCCACGGCTTGGTCATCGCTGCCCATGCGGTTCAATGCCTCGGCAATGCGCTCCTCGATGTCGGACTTTGGCAGGGAAGTGGCTTTCCTTACCACCTGTGCAATGGTCTGTCCGTCTGGGTCAAGCTGCCCTTGCACCTCGATGCCTCGTGCATCTACACGGCTACCACGGGTGGAGAGCAGTCTGCCGAGCATATTTGCACCCATGCGCAACTGGTTATCTACCATGATGTCCATAACCTTGGCCACTTGGTTGCTGGTGTCCTGCTTGCCGTGGGCGTTGTTCACTGCCGAGAGTATGCGCTTGGTCTCGTACTTGCTCAAATCATCAAGCAGTCCGTTGTCAAGCAGCACCTTGGCAAGGTCGGAGATGCTCTTCACGGTCGAAAGGTCATACTCTCTCTGACGTGCCATCGCCTGACGCAGTTTGTTCAAGTTGCCGCCAATGGCTTTCATCGCCTCTTGCTTGGCTTGCCAGTTGTCGGCATTGGCTTGGCTCGCTGCAATCTTCATCTGCGTAATGGTCTCGTCAAGTCCCATGTCGCCATCGCGGAATTTCATGCCCCCATCGGGGTCGGTCTCTGGACTATGGTTGTCCTTTGCAAGTCCTGTCTTGTCGTGATACTCGCCAGTATCAAGCAAATCAGAAATACTTTCTGCAATGGCACTCAATGTTCCCGCAGGTGCTTTGCGAATATCCTCTTTGAAGTAAACATACTCGTTTGCAAACTTCCCATCTTCTGCATGAAATCTGTTAGGACTTCGTTTCGTCTTGATAACAATGCTTTCGACAGGCTCATCACCGACATTTGCTGCGTTGATGTTATGGTTGCTCACTCTGATAGTAAACACCTTGCCATTGGGCGTTTCAAATGAGCCATACCCACTTCCAGTGCTGCCTCTTGTCAGACCAAGACTATTGCTTAAATCTGATATAAAGCCCTTGCTGTCAGTTGTATTCTTGTATGTTTTTGCAACATTTGCAAGTGCTTCTTTGGCTTTCTCACGTTTTTGCTGTACCTTTGCAGCGTGTTCAACATCAGTAGGCTCTAAGTGCTTAAGTGCTGCCTCATTGAGTTGGGCACTTTTTTTATGTCCATCACTGAACTTCGTCTCACCAAACCCTGTCTTTCTCCGCATTACCTCGGTATCGGCTGCGTCAAACACATCGGGCTTGCCTCCGTTCTTCTTGCGCTTGTATGCTTCGTGCAGGACAAACGCCCATTCCTTATCACCCCATTTCTTCTTGCCAGGGATTTTCAATCCGTCAAGCAACTTTTGAAGGGCTTTTTGGAGCATGGACTTCAACTTGCCCCAGAACGTAAGTTCCTTGGCACTCATTTTCTCAAAGCCTTTCTCACCGATGCGCCCTGCAAGGTCTGCTCCGTATTCCTCCGTGGCATCACGTTTGAACTGCTCGCGCTTCTTGCTTGCCTCGGCATAAGCCTCTGCCATGTCCGCATAGTAGGAGGCGTTGCTGTCCTCGCCATTGGCCTCATGCTCCTTGCGCTTCTTCTCGCGGAGTCGGTCCACCTCGGCATCGTACATCTTCTGCGCCATGCGGTCAATGCTGTTCCGTATCTCGTCTTTCGACACGCGGTAGAGTTCATCGAGCGCATTGTTCAGTTTCTCCTCTTCGGGGAACAGCACACGCAGTCCGTCATGCCCCACAACCTCATGGATAAACGTGTTCTCCACATCTGCCATGTTTGCGTTGTTCGGCACAACAATGGTTACTTCACCCGTCATGGGGTTAAAGCTGCCTTTCATCCTGCGCTGTCTTGCGCTCGGCAATGCGGCCACTTCCTCGTCCGTGCGGATAATGCGCACAGGTGTATGGAGCCGTTCTGCCAACTCGTTCACTCTTACCGCCATTGCATTGTTCATGGCCTCCTTGGGTTCGCCCACCCACTTGCCGGACATCTTGGCGTTGATGCGTGCAATGTCCTCATTGGTCATGAATGGGGCGTGTCCCTCGCGTCCGGGGATAACATCGCGGTTCTCCATATTCTGTCTGTCGAGTGCAAGGCTCTCTTCGGGAGTGAGTTCCTTGCCGTCCAACTCAAAGCGGTAGCCCATCTTCTCCAACTCCCTGCGCACCTGCGGAACAAAACGGTTGTAGTCGCGGTGGCTCTTCAATGCCTCACGCTTGCCTGGGTGTTTCTTCCAATACTCGTCAATGAGTTTGGCTTCTTCCTCGCGCGTGAGCACCTTGTCTATCTTGCTCCAGCGTGAGAGATAGAGTGTGCGGCCGTTGTTCCACTGATGCGCTCCAGTGGGCAGCAGGGCATAGTCGGCATGGAATGGCTCATCAATCTCCGATTTCGGAATGAGACTGCGCACCACTACAAGGTTCGGACGCTTGTACGCCTCGCCAAACTGGGTGTTCAGCGGTGTCTCGATGGCATGGTCGTATGGGTCGTATGCCGCCCACAAGCCTTTGTCCTCGGGGTTCTTCTTCAAGAAGTATTGCAGCTGTGCGTCCTTGGTCTTTGGCTTTACGAACTTCAATCCGTCATTTATCTGCAACTCCGTGGTTTTCTTGCCGCCCACCACGATGTAGCCGTTCTTGTTGAGTTCGTCCAACTGCCGCTGCTGCTCTGGTGTGAGTTCAATCTGCGGTGGGTTGGAATAGTTCCACTTCTGCCCCTGCAAGGTTCTGCGCTCGCCTGTCTCCGCATCGGTAAACGCCATAGGCGAACCGAGTGCATCGTCCTCAAAGGCTTGCACGTTGCGATATACTGGCACAAGCTCGCTGTCGAGCAACGACTCCAGCTCTATCGCCTTTGGGTCATCGTCCTCGAGCAAACGGAACTTGGTCTTGTCCTCGCTCGTCTCGTCCTCATCGTCTGCGACAACATCGGTAGCGGCCTCCACGCTTGCGTCCATCTCGGCATACTTCTTTTCCTTTTCTGCCATTTCCACTTTCATGGCCTCGGAGTATTCCTCAAACTGACGCTTTGCCTCTTCAAGTTCCTTGCCGAACTCAAAAGGTTTGCCCTCACGCTGTTTCAGTTGCTCCAACTCTGACTTGCCGTGTTTCACCATGCGCGTGGCTATGTCGAACCGCTCTGCGAAGTCCTTGCCTGTAATGACGTTCTCGGTGATGTCCTCAACGGCATTGCGCAAGAGCGACTGCTTGACAGGTATGTCGGTCAGCCCGAGTTCGGGGCATGAGTAGGTCATTTTGCGGTGTATCTCTGCAAAGAGCGAACCGCCAATGTTCTGCGTCTCACGCGACATCTCGGTCTTTACAACGAAGTCATAGCCACCCAACGACAAGGTGAGGGTTTTGGTCTGTGCCGCATTGCCTGGGTGTTCTTTCATAGCCTTTACTGCATCGAGGATTTTCTTGTTGTGTTCCTTGATGAAGTCGGACATGGCATCAACAGAACCGAACTTCTGTTTGCCTACGGTTATCTCCGTAAACTTGCCATCGGGGAATGCCTTTTGCACGGCAAGCAGGTGGGCGTTGGCTTCCTCTGCTCGCTGCTCTGCGGCCTTTATTTGTCCCTCCAGCTTGGGCTTGGCATTGTGGATATAGGTTTGGTCGGCCTCCCACTGCTTTCTGCGGCTCTCGTACTTTCGCACATTCTTCTCCGCATTGTTTTTCAGCAGGGCATACTCGCTACCCGAAAGCTGCGCCACGGTATCACCGAACACATCTTCTTCCTCTTCAAGCACACGGTTGTTCATGCTGTCCTGCATCAGTCGGTCGCCCTCCATCACGCTGTCGGCAATCGCTCCCTTGGTTTTCAGTCGCTGATAGGCTGTTACATCAAGGCTGTCCTCCACACCGAAACGGAGCACACGTACTGGCTTGCCCCATTGCTTGTGCAGGTTGCCCTGTCGCAAGATACGGCCATTGCGCTGTGTGTAGTCCATCGGTCGGTTGGGCGCATCGAGGTGAATAAGGGTGTGCAGACGCTCCTGTATGTTCACGCCTGTACCAAGGGTGGCTGTACTGCCGAGTACCACACGCACCTCGCCACGGTTCACCTTGTCGAAGATTTCCAACTTCTTCTTGATGGTCATACCGGGTTTCATCACAACAACCTCACTTTCGGGTACGCCCTGCGCTATGAGTTTCTGCTTGATGTCCTCATACAGGTTGAAACCGCTGCGCTTGTTTTGGTAGTGGTCGGCAAAGATGGCCACCGTTCCCTTGTAGTCGTCCGTCTCTTTCAGCGAGCGCAGGGTTTGGCGCACGGCCTCGTTGGTCTTGCTCTTTGGATCATCCTCTGCGTCCATCTCAACAAGTCGGGCATCGACAGCGGCTCCCTGTGCTATGCCATACATGGTGAGCGGAATGCTGCTGTTCTCTTTCTTCTCCTTGCCGCTCATTTCGTCAAAGCGTTTGAGTTCATCACGCACATACTTCATCACGCTGCGCAGGGCGCGTGTCTGTGGCAGATAGATGTCCTGTGCCTTGCCGCCCTCCATTTCGGGTATTTTCTTCACCAGCTCGGTTTGGTCTTTGGTCAGCACGGTGTCGGCCACTCCCGACCAGATACGCACCAATTCGGGCAGGTTCACATATCCTGCAAAGCGGTTCACTTCCTTGAACTTGCCGCTTGTGCCAAATTCGGGCATCTGCTGTATGTTGCCGAAGTTGCGCACGAAGTCGTCAAAGTAGTAGATGCCGTACTCCTTCATGGTGTCCTTTGGCATGAGGTAGCGCATGAAAGTCCATATCTCTGCGGCAGTGTTGCTGATAGGCGTACCAGTGGCAAAGATGACGTTACGTCCGTTGTTCTTCTCCAGCACGGCTTGTGTCTTTAGATACACGCCTTGCGACTTCTTGCTGTACGATGGGTCAACGCCTTTCACTCCGCGCTGCATGGCAGTGGCAAAGCCGAGGTGCTTGTATTCGTGCGCCTCGTCAATGAGCAGTGCGTCAATGCCCATATCGTCAAAGTTCTCCACATCGTCCGTCCTGCGGTCGAGCATCTCCTGTGCCTTGACTGCCGCATTCTGCTTGGCCACGGCTTTCTTCTTCTCGTTGTTGGCGGTGCGTTTCTTCGATATGTCGTCCGACAATGCAGCCATTTCCGCTTGCAGATCGGCCAACTCCTTTTCGGCACGTCTCGTTATCGGGTCTCTGCCGCTGGAGTCAGCCTGTCGCATCTGTTCAAGCACAAGCATTTTCTCGTCTATCTTGTCTTGGATGAACTGCATCTGCCGCTCATCGCTGTCGGGGATAAACTCAAAGGTACTCTGTGGCACTACTATCATGTCCCAGTCGTTGTACTTGATTTTGGCGTAGAAGTTCTTTCGTCCCTCTGCGTTGCGGTCGTTGTCCTCCAACGTGAGTATCTTGGCATTGTGGTAGAGTTCCTTGGCCGAGGCTGCAAACTGGCCTACGGTGGCGTTCTGCACCACAATCATAGGCTTGCGTGCAGTGCCGAGTCTGCGCATCTCCATTGCTGTGGAGATAAGGGTGAACGTCTTGCCTGTACCTACCTCGTGGGCGAGCAACAACGGCTGCATCGTGCCGCGCACAATGGCCTTGCCTTGGTGGGGACGCATCTTGAACTTGTGGGTCGCACCTCCGAAGTATTCGGGTACGAAGTCATCGGGTATGCTCATAGGCACATAGTTGTTGAAACGGTCGTTATACTCCGTCTCCATGCGTGCCGACAAGTCCGCATCGCTCTGCATCTTCTGGCGCATCCAGTCCTTGAAGTCCTGCCGTATCTCGTCTATCTTGGCTGCACACGCTGACGTGGCCTCGCGGTCGGTGATGGTTTCCGTTGTGCCGTCATAGTGTTTCTCCGTGCGTGACACGATAACGCTCTTGTTCTGAATGGCGGCTCCAATGAGTTCATGTCCCATGATGGTTTTCTTCAGCATCTCGCTCACCACGCCCATTGCACGGTTCTTCTCCACGTTCACTCCGTATGTCGGGGCGTTCATGAACCATGTGCCACCTGCTGCCGTGAAATGGACGTCTATGTCGGTGCGCTCTTTCACATAAGCGTCATAGAGTTTGGGGTCAAGCCATGACGAGCCGAGCGTGAAGTCTATCAAGTGGGCAGGGATATTCATCGGCACGACTTCCTGCAATGCCTTGATGTTCTTGTCATACTCGCCATTCTCGTTGTTGGCCTCTGCCTGTTTCAGTTTCTCGCGCACATTGCCGCTCAGATACTGATACGACACTTCCATCTGACGTGAGGTTGGGTCTTCAAAGCCAAGGCCGCTTTCGATGATTTCACGTTTCACCGCATCCTCGCCCATACCGAGCTGCCCGGCAATGTAGGGTACATCAATGCGTCCGTTCTTGAACATGCTCACAACAACTCCGTCCTTGATGTTTTCGGGGTGCGGCTCGCTTTCCTTTTCCACGACACGGCCTTTCATCACGTCTGCCTTGTCATAGGTCTTGACCACACCGCCCTTGCCGTCTCCTTGCTCCTTGTACACTTCCAAGGAGAACACGTTGGGATAGTCCACGTCATTGCGCAGCCATGCCAACTGGTTGTTCTTGGTGAAGTGTCCGTAGGTGCTGACAAAGGCATCGTATGCCTTGTTGAGTTTGTCTATCAATGGTTGCAGTCCTGCATCGCCCTCGTTCTCTGTCTGGTACTTCATCACATCGGCCAATGCGCTTTTGATGGCTATATAGGCATTGAAACACTCCTGCTTGGTGTGTCCCTTTATCTTCTTGTCGTTCACTTCAAGAGGATAGTAGCCGCCCATACCTGCCGTAACGAGCTTGCCGTCTTTCAAGTACATCTCGCCAAGTTTCTTGCCGTCTGCCGATGCATCGTTCACATAAACAGGCTTGTCGCTTTCTGTGGTCTCTGCGCTACCGCACTCTTCCTCCGTGAACGATTTAACGAAGTCGGCCAACATCTTGCCTTGGTCTTTGCCGCTTACCGGGTAAAGTCCCTTGCTTGTGGGTCTGAACGTGTCGCCCTCCTCAAAGGCAAAGCGCATTTCTCCTGCCATGTGGTCGGGGTGCTCGATGAAATACTTGTTATAGTCCATGGAGAGCTGCTTGGCCTTGCGTGCGCCCGGCTCCTCATACTCGGCTGTGCGCTCACCGCTGATGTTGCTCACGTCAATGGCTTGTGCCGACTTCTGACCGTTCACGCGCTTACGGACTACGATGATGTCTGATGTTACGGTCGTGCCGCCAAAGGTCTTGTTGTTCATGCGGAATGCTCCGATGAAGTCCGAACCTCCCTCGTTCACCACCCAGTCGCGCAATGCCTTGCTGTTGTCGAGTGTGCCGTTTGACGATATGAAGATACCCAGACCGCCCTCACGCAGTTTACGCACGTTCTTGGCAATGCAGAAGTCATGGATATTGTGGAACTTCTTCGACAGGTCGCTGTCGCCTGTGGTGTCGTTCACACGCAACCCGGTAACGAATGGCACATTGGTGATGGCCAAGTCCACGCTGCCGTTAGGTATGCGTGTCTGCTCAAAGCCTTGTATGTCCACCTTGGCATCGGGGTAGAGCAACGAGAGTATGCCGCCCGATGTGCCGTCTATCTCAATGGCGTGTATGTCGCTGCGCTCGCTCACGGCTGTTGGCATCTGTCCGAGGATATAGCCGATACCAGCCGAACCCTCCAAGATGTTGCCGCCCTTGAAACCGAGTTGCCCTGCAATGTCCCAAAGGGTATCAACAACGTAGGCAGGAGTGTAGTAGGCACTGTTGGCACTCATCACGGCTTGCTCGTAGGCTTCCTCGCCCAGCAACTCGCGTATCTTCTTGTTGCGCTCACGTTGTTTCCAGTCGTAGCCTCCATCACTGAATGCGGCTCCAAGTCCGCCCCAACCGCTGAATTGTCTGAGCACACGCATCTGCTCGGGAGTGGCTGTCTCACCGCTCTCAAGTAACTCATGTGCCAACTCAATGGCTTTGATGTTGGCCTCTATTCTGCCGTTTACCGAGGTCGGGGCATGGTCTGCGCCACGCTCCGAATGGTTGTTGCGCGTGTTCTTCGGCTCTGTTAGTCCATGAAGTCCAGCGGACTCAGCCCGATTTGCGCCAGTGCTTTGTCCTCCTCGGCCTCTGTCAGGTCTTCCACTTTCTTGTGCAGCTGCTTTGCGAGTTGTGCTTTCGCCTCCTCGAAGTCCTTGCTGTTGTCCACGATTGTCGGTCGGCACTGCTTCGGTGCGTACCGCATCATCATTTCGTTGTAATCCATTTTCTTCTTTCGGTTCATCGAACAGCCCAGCAAACAAATTGCCCACCTGCTGCTCTGGTTTAACTTTCTTCTTCGATGCCTTTTTCTTCATCGCTGGTTTCGGCTGCTCTGTCGATGCTGGAGTAGTGGTAGGCTCTGATGCAGCCTTGGCCGCTTTCTTCTCGCGTGCTTCCTTGGCAATGCGTTCCGCCTTTTGGAAAATGTCCTCATTCTGTGGCTCGGTTTGTGCCTTGTGCCGCAACTGGTCGGGGTGGGCATTTACCCACATGACAGGTGCTTGGCCTGTGTCTATGCGTATGCCGTCCAACTCGTTAGGCTGTGCCACTACCGCATCATGCCATGTATTGCCATCGGGAGAATACTGCACCTTGTCGCCTACCTTATATTCACCATCTTTGGCATTGCTGCGTTCGGGGATATACTTGTATGTGACACGCTGCACATTCTTCAGCAAGTCATCATAGGTAACATCTTCAGCAAACCACATGTCCTGTCCGTAGCGTGCATTGCCGCTTGCATTAGGGTTCTCCACACGGCACATGATACCTATTACTTCGAGATTATCACCTCTTCTGTTCGTTTCTCCCTTGGTAAATGATGGTTCAAGTTGGATATTCACATACAACTCCCTGCCCTCGGCCAACGGCAAGTGCATGGTTACATCGCCTCCTGCCGGGGCAATGTTCGCCACGGCCAATGGCCTTGCCTTGCGGTTGCCTTTTTTGTCGGTCTTGTCGGAATGGGTAGCCTCGTACAGGTCAAGTCCAAGGTCGTCCACCAACTGCCCGGCAAGTTTGGCGGCATCGTTCACGGCTTTCTTCTCGGCATTGCGCATATAGCCGTATGCCTCGTTGAAGTCTTTCTCCACATGGTCAGCCTCATAGTAGCCAAGCAGGGCAAGCTGCTCGTTCACCTCTTCGAGGCTGTCATCAACTCGCTCTTCGGCTGCGCTGAGTTCGTGTCTGTCGCTTGAAGTTTCTGCGAGAGTTTCTGCTTCGCTTGCAGTAGCCTCTGCTTTTTCTGCAACAGCAGCTGTATCTGCTTCTGTTTGCTTGTCGTTTTCTTTTCGTTGCTCATTTCTTATTGCTTTGAGTTCGTTATTTGCTTTGTCGGCTGCGGTCTGTGCCTTGCCCTCCTCGACAATCATGTCGGCTTGGGCAAGCACATCATTGTGCGGCTTGTCGAAGTTCTCTACATCAAAGGCTTTCACCTCCTCGTATGGGGTAAGGGCATACTTGTCATAACCGGGAACATACTCCAGTCCACCATAGAAAGCCTTTAACCACGGACGCACCTTGTCGCCAAGTGCCTTTACCATCATGGAGGCATAGTCCCCGAATGACTCGTTGCCACGCTCAACCATAGCCATAGCCAGACGCTGGCCAACGGACATGAGTTTCTGACGCTGCTCTGCGGTCAGTTCATCGGGATCACGGAACTTCAACCCTGCATCGCCCTCGTCAGCACCAATGCCGAGAATATCACGAATGTCATTCATCAGTCCGTTCATTTCCTCGTCACTCACCTCATACTTCGGCTTTTCTGTCTCCTTGGTCGGCTGCTTGGGTTCTTCCTTGGTCGGTTCTGTCGGCTTTTTCTCTGCCACATCGGCCATCTCAACCTTGTTGGCTGGCTTCTTGGCTGTGGCTTTCTTCCGTGTTGCAGGCTTATTCGGCTCTACGGCATCGCGCAACTCCTGTGCGGTCAGTGGCTGTGCGTCTGCCACGGCATCGGCATTGCCCACCATGTCTGCTGCTTTCTTCGCGTCCTCCTCACTGCGGAACATCCAGCCTCCGCTCTTGCGGTCTTTCCAACCGCGTGCAGGAGAAAAGCGTCCATCGCCAAGTCTCTCCTTGGCAAATTCACTTACGGCACGCTCTTGGTCGGCTGTCAGTGCGCCATCAAACGTAAGCAGGGATACATCGCTCGTCTTACCTTTCTTATTAGTATAGGTGGTAGGAGTGATGATATAAGCTGCATTGTCTGCATTTTCCGTTGTCGGTGCTGCCGTATCTTCCTTTGCAGGAGAACTTGCCACGGTCTCTTTTTTCACCCCGGCATACTCCGCAAACGGCTTGGTCTTGCGGTGGCTGTTGTCTATCCACTTCTCGAAATCTTCGAGGTTCGTTGTGGACACGACAATCCTGCGCCCATCTTCCCAACCTTTCTCATAGTTGGCCAGATAGTCGCTCTTCGCCTCGTCCATGTCGTTAAAGCCAAGCATCACCTTGTGCTCGTCAAACGTGCCATCGGGATTGTACTGGTCCACCACATACACCTTGCGCCCGTTCCAACCGTCAATGTCGTTGGAGAGGAACACGTCTATGTGGTCTCCGTCCACGCCCTCCGTACCACGGAAGTAGCCGTAGGTGTTGTGCATCTTGCTTTCCCACTGCTTGCCGTTAGCGTCCGTGCCTTTGCGCACACTGCCTTGCGGCTGCTCAATGGTGATGTCGAACGTGCCGACCTGCACATGGCCTTTCTTGTAGTTGCCGGCCTCTTTCTGTGCCTCTGTGGGTTCGGTGTTCACATCGACTGATGCGGTCTTTATCTTGGCTGACAACGGCTGTTCCGCTCCGTCAAGGTGTCTGACCACTTCTTGCAGGTCGCCAAACTGCTTGCCGTCCACCTCGTAGTAAGTGCCGGGATAGTTCTTGCTCTCGTCTGGAGCGTCCACCTTGATTACTTCCTTACCGTCAATGAGGAGTTTCTGCTTGTAGATGTCGCCATTTGCGCTTGGCTCTGTCCACTCTTCATTTGTTTCGGTGATGCGGTTGCGCAATGCCTCTTCCTCTTCCTCGGCAATGGTGTCGGTATTGGGTTCTTCTGTTTGTGGAGTCTCCTCCTGCTTGGCAGGTTCGGTCTCGGCTACTGCTGGCTGTTGAGGCTCTGCACTGCGTTGTACAGCATCCTCAGTTTGTTCAGTTGCCTTGTTTCCTCCACGCTGTCCTGCCTCGGTTTCTGCGATGCACTTGCGTTCTGCAATGGCTGCATCGACGAGGGCTTGTTGTTCTCTTGGTGTTGCATTTCTGAAATGTTCGTTAATGGTGTTGAGTATTTCTTCTTTTGAGGTTACATCGCCTGTGAACATATCCAACTGACCACCTGCTGGGGCAGTGGCTTGGGCGTTGTAAGCTGACAATACTTTGCGTAGGTCGCTCGGCTTACCGCTGTTCAAAATGTCTGCGAGTAACAATGTCGTTCCGTCCGTCACTCGGCTGTCTCCGTATTCATCATCAAACAGACCTTGCTCCCTGCCGAATGGCGACACAGGCATTCCGTCCTTGAAAATGTCGGGGTGTGCGCTCTTGGCTCTTGCCACAAGGTCAACGGCTGCGCCCAACTCTTGGCTTAGGTCGTAGCCGCTCTTGGCGAGTGTGCGGTTGTGGGCTATCTCGTTCAAACCCATAATGACCGACTGGCGCAATGTGGGTGTGCTGATGATGTGGCGCACGGCATCGGGCGAAGTCTGAAAGACCTTGCCTATAAGCGTGTTCTCGATAAGTTCCTTTCCTGCTGCCGACAACGAATTGCCTGTGCGCATTTCGGGCAGCTGCATTTCGTTGATAACTCCTGCACCGAGCAACTGACTGATAGCCGAAGATACTGCCTTGTCGTCTGCGTAGTAGTCCGAGAGGCGGTCAAAGCGGCTGATGTCATTGGTGATGCTAGTGAAAACATTGTCGGGGACAATCTTGCCGAGTTTCACCGCGTGCTCTGGCTTGCTCTGTTTCTTCTGCTGTTCAGCGTTGAAACGTGCGAACGTGGTTGCATCGTAGGGCAGTTGCTCATCCGGGACGAACACCACACGCGGATGTTTCATGCCGTCTATCTGTTCGGGAGTGAAACCGTACATCTGTCCGAACTCGCGCAGGTGGTCGATATACGCCTTGTCTGTTCCCTGCTGGGCTGCAATGTCGCCAGACATGGTGCGGTTGTTGCCCGAAAGCACCACACCGTCCTTGCTGACAATGACAGGCGACTGCAAGGCGCGGCTGTCGTAATTGTTGGCAATGTCCCTCACTATCCGCTGTGCGTCCGTGTCGCGCTTGTAGTCGCGGTCGTTCACGCTCTCTCCGTTCTCGTCAATGGGGAAACCCTCGGTCTGTTCAAAGGCGTTGTTGATGTCGTGGCTTGCTGACGCGGCTCCTGCCTCGGTGAGGACGTAATGCCCACGAATGGTAGAACCGTCCGCAAGGGTAAGCGCATTTGGATTGCCCTCAACCTTGGCGGCTCCGTCCCACTTGGCCTTTATCTTCGGGTTCACGGCATGAGTGCCAACCTCGGCTTGCTCGGCAGCTTTCTGTGCCGCAATGCGTTTCTGCTCCTCAACCTGCGCCACGGCTGCATCGTGCATCTGCTTGTCGCGCTCACGTTGCTCTGCCTCACGCTGTTCACGGATTGCACGCTTACGCTCGTTCATAAGGGTGTAAATCCTCGACCATGCGCCCAGTGTCTCCTCTGCCTCCGCCACTTGTGCGTTGTACTGCTCCATGGCGGCATTGTAGTTGGCATCGGCCTCCTGCTGTGCCTTGACCATTGCCATAGGCGAGCCTTTGAGGGACGGTGCTTTCTTGGTCGGCTGTTTCTTCTTCAGCGCATCGAGTGTCTTTTGCGCTTGCTCCACCTGCGCATTGACAATGGCTGTGGTGTTGGCATCATTGCCGCCTGTAACCTCGTTGAGTGCGTCAAGGGCTGTCTCCTTGTCAGCTTTCTCAAACATGGGTTCGCCTGTCTCCTCGTTGATAGGAACACGCTCCAGTGCGGTCGGCTTGCGGTTTGCCTCTTCCTCCCTGCGCTGTTGATCCTGCTCCAACATCCGTTGGTTATGCTGTTGCATCTGCTCAACCTGCTCCTGCGGAAGTGTAACGCCACCATCGCCTTGCGTAGCCTCGTTGAAAGCACCTTGGGCGTACTGCTGCAACTGCTCGTCTGTCATGGGCTGCTGCACGTTCTCGCCCTCGTTCTGTACGTTTTCGGGAGTTTTATGTACGCTTTCTCCCGATTTTGGTACGCTTTCACCATTTTCCATACCACCAAGCACGGCCTCATGCTCGGCTTGAATGTTGGCATAAGCCTCGTCAAGTTCGGCTTGTGGGTCGATGGCATCACCGAGATTGAAGATTTGGTCGGGACTGGTAAACTTGTATTCGCCTGTCTCGGCATCGCAAATTACAATGCTCTGGTCGGAGTTCTGCGTGTCAATGCCTGTACCATCGGGAAGAACTGCGACATTACCTTTTACAATGTACACAGGCTTGTCGTCCACCTTCATGGTGGCTGGCTGCACCATGCCGTTGTCCTTGTGGGTGTGTCGCTCCACATTGGCGGCTACCTCCCTGCGCTTATTCTCCATCGCATCGTTGGACGCATCCTGCACACCGTCCATCGCTGCCTTGGCATTGATGTAGTAGAGCACAGCGTTCTGCTGGTCTTCCGTCAGTTCGGGGTCATTGGCCAATGCCCACGGATTATCCTGCATCTCGGCCATGCGCATTTCCGCGTCAGTGCCGAAAGCGTCCTCACACTCCTGCAAAGCCTCCTGCATACGAAGAACAATGGCATCCACATCGGCCTTTGCATCCGCATCGCCTTGCTCCACCTTATCCCACAACAGGCGCGACTGGTCATAGATGGCCGCTGCTCCTGCCTCGTCATCGGACATGGGCTGCTCTGCCTCTTTGTTCTGTTCGGGGAACAGCCGTTTCAGATAGTCCTCCACGGCTGCTTGCTCGGGTTCGGTGCGCTTGCTCGACTCTTTTTTGATGGCCGCGTCCACATCTACGCCTGTCTCTTCCTTGATGGCTGCACGGATAGCCTCTGGACGTTCTGCGTCTGCCATGCCTCTGTTCTCTTCCATGAACTTGTCAATGGCATCGACCATCTGCCCATAGTTGGCGATTGCGTCCTTGTCGCCCTCCTTGGCTGCTTGGTAGTTGCGCTTGACGGTTTCGGGGTCAGCACCAGGGGCAACGGCTTCAACAGCTGCGTCCCACACCTTGTTGTCGGCTTTAGCCTCGGTGTAACGCTCACCTACATCTACGCTGTTGAGTTCTGCCTGTCGCATGATTTTGTCCTGCTCCCTCTTGGCTGATGCCTCGTCAGCAAAGCGTCTGCTTGTCACGACCTCTCCATTGGCAGTGACGGACTTCACGAAGATATTGCCGTGCTCGTCCGTTTCCGTGGTGTACCCGGTAACAGTACCCATCGGCAACTGACGGCCTGTGAGGATATAGTACGCCTTGG